TACAACGAGAGCCGCTAACATACGGGAATAACGGAACTTCATTATATGTACTCCTTTACACGAAACTAATCATTTATGTTACATAATTTCATAAATATCTTTATATATTTTACAGGATTCTATAGACAAAGTCAATTTTTCAGTGCCTCTCAACCTATGTAAAACACAGATAAAATCTAATCAAATTACTATTCATTGTATACAACAAAAAAGATAAAAACCATTGACTTTTATATTTTTTTGTGTACAAAAAAATGCTAGAAGCATAGAACCATTATTAAGCATTCTATACTACTAGCATATATATTCAATATGGTGGAGATGAGGAACCAGCTATTAATATATACTATATATATCTATATAAATAGCTCCTATACTTCTCAAGGGGAAATCTATGGGGAAATACTGTTAATGAGTTAACGGTACTTCACGGATAATAATATAACTACGTACTTCAAAGTCTGCTTTAGATGTTATTGCATGATCCATAGCACATAAATATATATCATCTTTTTGTATATTAGAATCGTTCCAGTGTTTTAAAATCAAATCGGCATCACTATTAAATAATTTAGACATATCAGAGTTTACTTTTTTCATGGCGTCTATATATTTATAATTAAAATTATTTCTTTTTAAAAAATCAAAATAGTCTTCACTTGAATGTTCAAAATAAAAATGAAGATTGGTAATAATGTTAGCGCTTAATTCGTCAGAATCATCTTGAAAATCTAAAATATTACATTCTTTAAGCATTTCATAAGCCGCACAAGCCATTTCTGTCTTATATTTGCCATATAAATAAACTTTATTGCTGACAATTAAATCATATGCCGGTCTAAAAGTTGTATCACTTTTAAACTCAGCCAAAATCATGGCTAAAGTAACCATCCAGCCTTTATCTTGTTTTACAGAAGAATCAACTTTTATCGGAAAATGTTTTTCTATTTTGTAGTCATTTAAAGTATTAGGTTTATCTGCGAGAAAATTAAAATATTGAATAGTTAGTGTTTTATTATGTTTATTATGGTCTTCTATATGTACACTATCAGTCTCTATGTGTTTCGGTTCGAAAAAAGCAAGAGGCTTTTCGTAAGTAAATAGCTGCTCAAAATGACCCGTACTATCATCCCATCTCTCATCATAACAGTCATAAGTATTCGGGCGATTCTTTTTATTTTTTCTACTAAACGATTTTAATAGTATAGTATCACCATGCGCTATATAACCTTCGTAATTACGTTCTGCCGGTACTTTATTATTAATAGTATTAGAGCTTGATGTCGTATTAGAGCTTGATGTCGTATTAGAGCTTGATGTCGAATTAGAGCTTGATGTCGAATTATTACTTCCTTGTCCGTTATCTGTAGTCTTTGTAGTACTGCTATAGCTGCCGCTAAACAATTTAAAAAGAAAATAAACCACTGCCCCAAAAATCATAAGAGCTAATAATCCAGATTCGGCATAAATTTGTAAAGCAAGCAACTCGAACATAATAACCCCCTACGAACAACCACTTCATATTAGATTCATGATAACACAATGAAGACAAAAAGAAAAGCCCCGGCTGTTAAGCCAGGGCCTATAATTATAGTTCTTGAATTTTCTTTTGGATAGAAGCAATGATGCTATTAACGCTATTTCTTAGTACGCTAATATAGACACGGTTACGGATCTTAACCCAGTAAGAGTTAGTACTATTAATTTCGTCTTCGAGAGGCGTAATAACACGAGTCATTTCGGCTTCGACTAGAGCTTTAATATCGTCGAATTTAAGACCTTTTAATACGCTAACTGCGTTTTCTTTTGCTAATTCGATAGCGTCGTTGATGATGTTTTTAGTTAAAGTATTCATTAGTTAATCTCCTTAGTAAACATAGTAAGTGCTTCTTGTTTTTCAGAATCCATACGGTTATAGACACCTTGTCGTACGTCGTAGCTTAGCGAAGAGGATATCCATTCGCTAGACTTATTCGATTCGTAGACACCGACGATTAAGTCGTAGTCGAAACGTTTATCGTCGACCCATGATAGATTCCATTCGTCGGTATAACCTGGTACATAAGCTAGCGCTTCGTTAAATAAATCGACGACATTACCCGGGCCATACTGTACGGCTCTTGACCAGATTACGTTTTGTAACGCCTCGGAATGTTTGTCGGCATGCAATCCATTACTAGCTAAATAACGACATGCCTTATCATAGTATTCGCTTTTAATGTAATCGTGTTGCATTCGTGAGAAACCTTGAGGATCTACCGATGCTAGATACTTCCATTGACTAATAAAAGCATCGCTATTAACGTCGTACTGATTTAAGCTATTCGCATAGTCTCGGTAGTAAGCACCGTAATCGATGCCCCATTGAAGAAATTCGTCGACGCTACCCGTATTGCTGGCTAACTGATAAGAGCCGTAAGAAATACCGCCTAAGTCACCATAACCTGTGCTAACACATCCAGGATCACCGTTCGATTCGTATAATGCACTTAAATCGCCTAATGCCATTTGTCTTCTCCTTTACGTATAATAGCCGCTCCACCGATGAAGCCGACTAGACCAGAAGCTATATTCGTCGATAATTCTGTTCGGTCGTATAGTATCGACATGATAAGAGCGATAACTAAGCCGCCGACAGCTAATATCTGTACGATAGCTTGTAATTTGTTATTATCGATCATACATAACCTCGTTATAAAAGGAGCCCCCTATGAGAGGCTCCCATTAATAGTTTTTATTTAATTTTATCTCGTAATGCTTCGAGTTTATCGCTTAAACTATCGATACGTGTATGACTCAACTTAGCAGATTCCTCTACTATCGAGATTCTACGATCGAGAGCACGTCGATCTTCTCTCGAAGCTTCGATCTGTTTTTGCAGTTCTTGATATTGTACGGCGATATTATCGAGCATCGTAACGATTCGCTTTTCGAAGGCTTTTCTGTCGGCTTGGTTTTCTTCGACAGCATGAACCGCTTTAAAAAAACCACCGATCAACGTTGCGATACCGATAATCGCCATTATAATTTCCGCTGTCGTCATAGAGTCTCCTTGTTTATTATTAAATTCATAAACATTATGCTTCTGGTGTACCATTATCAGCTAACACTTTTCTACGTAATGCTTTTACTTCGGTACTATAAATCGTATTAGCAGCACCGAGGTTAATATACCATTCGACAGAAGAATTCCCCAATAGTGTATTGTAAGAGATATTAGATTTATTCGGAGCTACTTGACCGTTAATTATATTATAGTTATTTACAATACTAATACGATAAGGATATACTTCGATATTCTTTTCTTTAAGGCCGTCGGCATTAACTACGTAATTAATACCGACAAAAACAGCGTATGTATTTTGATCGAAAGTAATGATATACATATAGTTACCCATCGGTAAATAATTGTACCAGCTTGTCGACATATATAACAAAGTACCGAATTTATCGGTCGTTACGTTAGCCGAATGGAAGCATTGATCGATAGGGTCTAACGCTATCTTCGATACCTTTTTTTCTTCATATTCCTCAGTCAAATTAACAAACCCAGCTGCCATATTAGCTTGTGCTTGTGATGCGAAAATAAACATTGTCGAGTCTATTGGCATAAGCTTTATTGGTTTATCAATATCTTCCACTTGAAATTGTTGAGGCTCAGCCAATGCATTAATAACATCGTTATTGATTCTACTTATAAAACAAGTCTTGTTATAATAATCCTCTACTATTGTGCATTTTAAATAGACGGCCGTACGGTCTAATAACGGTTTATTTTTAAACGGTTTTAAGTAGCTATAGCTATTAACGTCGGTAAAGATAACTTCCTTCTTAGGCTTATCTTTAAAGTTATAGATAAACTTATAATTATCATTATGTGTATCGGAAGAAATAGCTACGTCTTCGTGTGTTTCGTTATATACGGCTAGCGATTCTTTATTCTTAAAGAAAGTACCGTTAACGATATGAAAATCTTGTTCGACTCTAGCACGTAAAGAATTAGACTCGTTATATACGCCGCCGCCCATTTCGGTAAGTTGCTTAATATCGATATCAGTAAAATCTCGTACATTACTACGTACTAATACACATTCCTTACCGTCTTCTAGTCGCATACGATTAATCATATACCAATCGGGTTCGCCAGTGCTAATCTGTTTAATTTCGTCAGCAAATTTGCTTAATTTACCTTCCGAGGTTACACCTTTAGCTGTGATAGCTTCTTTGATAGCCAGTTTTTTAGTTTGAATACTATTTACTTCGTTGATAAGATCTTGTATTGCCATATAGTATTCTCCTTAATTATTAACGTTCTTAAGAGCTGTTAAGAGTGAATTCATGTCGCTAGTATATTGGTCTTTTTTAACGTATATTTGGTCGGCTTTAAATTGATTAAGTACTTCACGACCATTAAGATATGCTACGGAAGGATATATAGTAAGAATAGGTTGGTTAGCTCTATTCTTAATAACGAGGTTGGTCGGATTAGACTCTAAGATATGGTTAGCTAAGGTAAGACCGGCTGTTTTGCTAATATTAATCGTACCGGTTACGTTATTATCACCAGCCTTAGATACATAAGTATCGTTAGCTTGAGCAAGAGTTAAAGAATTGCCGATATCGGTTTTCTTGGCATATGTAGTATCTGCATCGGATTTAGATAAATAAGTACTATTAGCGTTAGCTGTCGTGATATAACCACTTAAATCTGTCTTTTTTGCATATGTAGTATTAGCACTTGCTGTCGTAACGTAATTATTTAAATCTGTCTTAGTAGCATACGAATTAAGTGCTGTTCTTAATGCATAGTCACCGATAGGAGCATATAACGTATTAGCTTTATCTTGTGTTAATAAAGATTTATCGTTGTGTGTGATGGTATTAGCATCGAAGGCAAATACATTGTTATTGTCTGCATTTTTAAACAAAATGCGATTATTTTCAGATATAATGTTGTAGCCATTAAGCTTAATCGGCGTATTGTTAGAAAATGTATACTGGCCGGTTAATGTAGCACCTTCGGTTTTTTTAACGAAAGGAGTTAAATCGATATTTTCAGCAGTGCCAGGAGGCCCTTGAATACCTTGTGGACCACGAGGACCGGCTTCGCCACGGTCGCCTTTAGGACCTTTTAAATTGCCTAATCTAATTCTTGCCATTATTTAAATCTCCTTCCAGAAGCCTATGATATCGAATATATAACGTCTATTACTACCAGGTATACCCCAGCCTTTAATATCTCGTGTATTAGGTTCAATATACGCACTATTATTAGCTTCATTAACAGATGTTTCTAATAAACGAGTTGGTACAGGAGCATTACTAGGGAGAGTACATAATATGCCACCTCTACCAGAACCAGTAGTCGAAGCTATTTTCATGTCGATGTGCAATTTACCAAAACCAGTTAATGGACTATATTCAAGATAACCATGTCCAGTACCATGGTCTCCAGGTTGAGCTAATCCCCATGTAACATCATATGTTTTATTTACGATAGTAGTTAAGTTAGTAGGAGCTACATAATTAATATCAACAAATAAATCGCCATTTTCTTCGAGCGTGAAAGCAAAATTAGGAGATAAACCTTGGTCACCACGTTCACCTTTATCGCCTTTAAGACCTTGGATACCTTGAGCACCTTGAATACCTTGTGGACCTCGTAATGCTTCTAACTGCGTTTGAGTGAAATCACTATACGTAAATGCTCGACCGATCGGGCCTTGTGGACCAGTCGGACCAGTTAAGCCTTGTTCACCACGAGGACCTTGAGGACCGGTTAAGCCAGTATCACCTTTCGGGCCTTTGAGTTGCGCCAGCTGAGATGAAGTGAAGTCAGAATATTTAAAGGCGTCACCTTTATCGCCCTTCGGACCAACTTCGCCTTTATCGCCTTTAGGGCCTTTTAATCCATTTAATTGTTCGGCTGTAAAATCAGAATATGTAAATGGTTTACCTTGTGGACCTTGAATACCTTGAGGCCCTTGTATACCTTGTGCACCGCTTAAGTCGACTAAGAAGGTTAAGCCGCCTAATTCTTTTACGTAGACTTTAGCATTATCTTCATTATTAGTATCGGAGTTAATTAGAGCTAATTTACCGATTGGGATATTGTCGACATCGGCTTTCATAGCTTCAACGGAAGAATAGGACTTATAAATGGCAAACGGTTCGCCACGATCACCTTTAGGACCAGCTGGACCAATATCACCTTGTTCACCTTTTGGACCGATAATACCACGTTCGCCTTGTGGACCTTGTGGACCTCTTAAAGCTTCCAACTGCGTTGGAGTAAAGTCTTCGAAAGTAAAAGCATCGCCTTTAGGGCCGGCTGGGCCTACAGGACCTTGAGGGCCTTTATCACCCTTTGGACCTTCTGGACCGGTTAAGCCAGGAATACCTTGTGGACCGATTGGACCACGTTCACCTTGAGGACCACGTTGACCTTCTGGACCTTGCATACCACGAGGACCTTCTGGGCCGATTTCGCCTTTATCGCCTTTCGGACCTTTAATAGCTAATAATTGGTCTGGTGTGAAATCACTAAATTTAAAAGCATCGCCCTTAGGACCTACAGGACCTTGTGGACCTACTGGACCAATATCGCCTTTAATACCTTGGATGCCTTGTTCACCTTGTAAGCCTTGTGGACCACGGATATTTAATACTTCGATAAGGACGCCATTATCCTTCATAAAGATATGACCGTCGGTAATGGCTACAAATTCATCTTCATTAATATTATCGGCATCGGCATTCATTTTTTCTACGGTAGAATAGGTATGACTCAATGTAAATGATTTGCCGTCTTTACCTTGAATACCACGAGGGCCTTGTTCACCACGAGGACCTTGTACGCCTTGAATACCTTGTTCGCCTTTAGGACCAGTTAAGCCGATATCTCCCTTCGGTCCCGGTTCGCCACGATCACCTTTAAGACCTTGAATGCCTTGAGGACCTTGTGGACCAGTATAACCAGTTTCGCCACGAGGTCCTTTTATTTTAGCTAGTTCATCTTGAGTCAGATCTGATAAGGAAAAGGTATCACCCTTATCGCCTTTAGCACCTTTTAACGATGCTAACCATTCATCGACGGTACCAGTGAAGCCTTCTTGTTTAGCAATTTCATATGCAGATAAACCACGAATTTCTTTTAAAGCTTCTTTAGATAAGACAATATTCTTATCATGTCCACGATTTAATTTAATCATTGACTACACCCCGCCTTTAATAGCAATTCACCATAACAAACGACTTCGTCTTTCTCGTCGTGATCGAGACGAATATCGTAGTAAAATACTTCCTCACTTACATTATCGTAAGAGAAAACAATAGTCGACGTATCTTCACTATTAATAGATAAGTCAATACAGTTAGTATCGTTATTAAATACTGGAGTTAATGTAAGTACGACGCCGCCTTGAGGATTATTACGTCGTACTTTACAGGTTAGGACTCCTTCTTGATAGCGGATAATCTCCTTAGTACTGTCATCTTCTACTTGTATATTAAACACATGATCGTGTCCTTGATATACGTCGAGATGTAGATAAGGGATGCCGCCAAATTTAATTTGATTCATATATTAGCTCCTATAAGTGTTCTAAATCAGCTATACGTTTCTTAAGAGCTTCCATATCTCTATCGTACTGAGCTTTAGGAACGTAATTAGCTAAATCTGCATTCTTAGCGAAGGATTGTCCTTCTATTTTGTTGACGTAACGAGCAGAGGCATCGCCAGGTGTTAATGCATACTGAGCTATTTCGGACTTCCTAATAAAGCTACCTAAATCACCCTTATAAGCAAACGTTTGAGCAGACCAGCCCTTTTGAGCATAGTGATTATTGGCGTCTGTTCTAGACAAATAATTATTTAACTCTGTTTTAAGTGCATATTTAGGATCACCAATCATAGTAAGGTAATTTCTTAAATCGACCTTTTTAAGATAAAGATTATCGGCATCTTTTTTAGTCGTATAATCCGATAAATCTACGCTACCACCAGCTCCACCACCAGAACCAGCTGGCCCTGGAGGTCCTTGTATACCAGGAGGACCAGCCGGACCGGGATCTCCTTTAGGGCCCTTAAGTTGAGCTAATTGTTGAGGAGTAAAATCACTGAATTTAAATGGATCGCCTTTATCTCCCTTTGGACCAGCCGGACCAGGTTGCCCATCATTACCTTTAGGACCTTGTGGACCGATAGGGCCAGCCGGACCTTGCGGCCCGACTTCACCAGGATCACCTTTAACGCCTGGAATACCTTGTGGACCAGTTAAACCAGTATCGCCTTTAGTGCCTGGAGGACCTTGAATACCGGGATCTCCTTTAGGTCCAGGTTTACCATCTTTACCAGGTAAACCATCGTTACCTCGAGGACCTTGCGGGCCAGCTGGACCGGGTTGTCCATCATTACCTGGAGGACCTTGAATACCGTCAGCACCTTTCGGACCAGTAATACCTTGAGGTCCAGGTAAGCCATCGTTACCTTTCGGGCCAACTGGGCCACGTTCACCAGTATCGCCTTTCGGTCCAGGAGGACCTTGTATACCAGCCGGTCCTTGTGGACCGGGTACAGATGTACCAGCTGTCGTTACTTTAAGAGATTCAAGCTGTTCTTGAGTAAAATCTTCGAATTTAAAAGCATCGCCCTTCGGGCCTGGATCGCCCTTTAGACCAGGTTCACCTTGAGGCCCCTGTGGACCTTGTGGGCCTTGAGGACCAGGTAAGCCAGGTTTACCTTGCGGGCCCGCTATATATCCAGTACCGATAACGCTAGAGGACGGGATCGTAACATTGACTACTTTAGGAGTTGTCGGTTCGATCGTAATAACTTCTAATTTATCCATATATCAATCTCCTAGTGCATAGAAACGTCTGGAATAAATGTAATAGAACCCATCATAATCTTGTAGGTGTACGTACTACCAATAAGGAAGATATCGTATTTACCTTGCTTAACGCCTCTCGGGGTCTTAAGACTAAGGGCAGATTTAACGGTTAGATAAATGCGATTATCTTGTATCGTGCATTCGGCCTCGATCAGTAAAGTATCGTTAGTATCACGGAATTTACATATAGCAGTCGCATCTTTAAGATCCATGCCTTTAATCTCGTATACTCGAGACCAGTCGGAGCCAATATACAATGTTTCGTCTTTTCGTTTAACTTGTTCCATTAATAGCTCCTTTATTGTTTATTATCGCCATATGGCTTATATGTAATACCATAGATTTCGATAATACCGCAATTTTGCCACCATGTTTGCCAAATCAATTCCGTCGAAGGGTTAAAATTTGTACCATATTCTGGTGGTTTATTGAATGGAAGTAAATTCCATCCTATATCTTCATGAAATAAACTTACGTTTGAGCCACTTACAAATTGATAATCAAGAAGCCATGTCGGAATAATTCGTGGTGTTTGTTGAAAACCATCATCGTTACATCGTCTAATTAAGATAGCGTCGAAATTACGATACGATTGTTTCATAACGATAGTACCATTTCCAGGTGATTTGTATTTTTGAGTCAATAACCCCATATCACCACCGTATGCTTTTTCTTTACCGCCAGTATGGTTAACAGTTATATTTCGTACGTCATTTCCACCATTATCTATTTTCATTTGCTCCCAATCGATTAGCGGAGTAAGTTCTGGTCTAACACGCCAATTATTTTGTGTATATTGACCTAAGTCACTAAATACAACAAGTGGGTTAAAATCTGTCGTTTTATTTTTGCCGTACCAGCCAGGACGATTATAACAACATAAATTAGTTTCTGGTGTAAATTGTGGGCTACCGACGTCCAAATTAGTTTGACCATCAGTAGCGACACTGTCAGAAATGGTATGGAAGCCAGCACCAGCTTTACGTTTAATTTTGATACTAGTTGACGTTTCAAAATTTAAATCACCAGTCATTGTGTCACCGGCTTTTAGTATATAAGATGTATTAAGTTTTTGATTAACGTCATCAGCTAATTTAGCGAACGTAACGGCTTTGTCGGCTAGCTTCGGAGTCGTTACATTTAAGTCTTTAATTTTAGGAGTAGTAACAGAACCATCTGGATGGTCGATAGGGTTAGCTTCTTTATGCTTTTTAATAGCATCGCTACCATCGCCAATAGCTTTATCGATTTTATCCCAGTTTTCATTTCGAAGGTTTACGTCGTATTTTTCTTGTTCAGCTGGTTTGAGTAAATTTATATTTTTTGTATAAGTAGCCATTATTTAGGTAAGACCTCCTGGTTTAATACAAAATGAGTAAATTGAGCGAGTTCTTTATGTGTATACCGAGCTAAATCAATATGCCGGTTATACAATAAATCGACGTCGTAGATAAGATTCATCGGGATTAAATCTCTTAATAATTTAGATACGGCATCACGTTGTTTTTTAACGCCCAATGATACTTTGAAGTGAACGTTATAGTTCTTATAATCTTCGACGATACGATAGTTACCTTCACCACAGATACCGTTAAGAAGTTCTCGTAGCTTAATCTCGGTATAAGGACGCTGACCGGCAAGAGCTAATAAAATATTAAAACGTCGGTCATCGATCGTATCGTCGCTAGCCGGGATAATATCCAATAGGGTTTCCCATTGCGTTAAGCCATGAGATTCAGCCGTCATTATAAACTGTTCTCTGAATATTTCGACCATCGTATTCCATAAGGCTTGCATTTCGATGCTTTCGACACGATATATTTCTTGCATTTCGCTAACGCTACCAGATACCGGAACGGCAAATTCGGATAGGTCGATGATGCGTGTATAGTTATCGAATACTGTCATAGTAATTAGCCTTTCGTTAACGTAACCGTACCGAGTTTAGGTATTTGATTAGGCTTTAGATCGAGTCGCTTAACGCTATTACCGTTAATTTTAATATCGCCGACATCGATGACTTTATCGAGATCGACAACTAAAGACGTTACGATCGACGTTCTAACGGTAATAAATTGGCTTTCGTCTTGCGTCGTCCATTCTTTACGACGTACCTTTAGCCGTTCCTCGATTTTCTTAGTTAATTCAGCTTGAATTTCACTAGGTTCATGGCCCGCTGTCATAACGACCGGTATTTCGTAGTTAATAACGACTTCTTCGGCTGCTTCGACCGTAACCGTATGTCCAATAGGTGCTAAACCATAGCCTTTACCTTGATTAGGAGTCGGATCAAATACATTTTGTACTTCTTTAACCAGCTCTTGCGATGGTTTATTAAATTCGTTATTTACAAAGACGACTTTAACAGTGCCACCACCATTCCAGCATCTGTAAATTTTAGAACCACCAGTACCGCTTACGCTTAATACTTTTTCTTTATAATCAGCACCATTACCACCGTAGGCTTTAGATTTTAATGCACGGATATATCTTTCTCTGAAAGCTTCCGTATCTTCTTCGTCTTGACCAGGTACTAATACTTCTGTAATTTGTGCAGATTGTAGTCCAGGAATACTATTAATTGGAGTGATACGGCCGATACAGTAATTACCTTTAGCGCCAGGAGTTTCGCACACTAATTTAAACTCATTATTAGCTAGGTTAATCGCTTCTGTTACACGAAAGTTAAGATCTTCAAAGTTAAACCGTGTACCGATGTCGACTGCTCTATCGAATACACCTTTCACTTCGGCTGCTGTAGCTTCACGAGGTACGATATTAAATTCGACGGCTCTTAATTCTAAGAAAGCTCTATCGGCTGTCTTAGCATATGTCTGTCTCATAATCACTTGTGCCATAATATATGCTTCAGCTAACTCAAAAGAAAAAGGAGCTAATGAATCATATATCATCGAGCCTTGTCGCTTATCGTATTTCGTATCGGTTCTGAATAAGGCATCAGCTAAGATGTTCTCATAAGTTTTATTTTCGTACATAGGCTGTTACCTCTTTATATATATCATTAATCGTGCCGTAGATTGTGTCGCACGAGAATATGCATAATACGTCGCCGCCATTATTAGAAAAACTAAACTCGTATACTTTCGTAATCCGATCGTCAGCTAATAAAGCTTCGGTAATACGCCGTTCGATTTCGGCATATACATAAGGGATCGGTTCACCGATTAAGTCTTCGAGTTCGATACCGTAATTCCAATCATATATAAGGTATCGATAGCGTTCCGTATTGATAATTTTAAAGATAGCTTGTTTCATCGCTTCGTAGTCGTCACACATACCAACTAATTTATAATCATCTTCGTAGCGAACACGAAACGTATTCGATGTTTGTTTCTTCGTAACCAAACTGCTATCAAGCTGGTTATAACTAGACATAGGAGTTAGTGCCATTATTTAGTCGTACACCCCGTATTCGGATTATATACACGGTCGATCGCTATATATCGCTGACCGCCAGTTTCTTGGAAGAGCCATACCTTATCACCGACTTTAAGACCGTTATGTACGAGGTACTTCTTACGGCCTTTATAGTCGTGGTTATGACTAGCAAATTCGGCATCGCCGCCACCACCGGCTCTGTTTTCGGTAACGTGGTCGACACTCATTTCCATCGTCCATTCACACGTATTCTTCGTTAACATGATATGGTCTTCCGGAATGATTAAGGTCGAATCGAGAGCGATTTCGAGAGGCGCTTCCGATACGACGACACCGATTAACATCGTAGCTGGCTTCGTGTTTTCGACAGCCGTTACGGCCGCCGATTTAATCACGCTTAGTATCTTGTTAAAATCATTGTCCATTATTTAACACCTGTTCGAATGATATGAGTCGGAGGTACGCCGTTACCATAGGCATAGTTAACGTCTGGATAATGAATAACATAACCTTGTGAGCTACTATTACCGACACACCCGCCAGCACCGTCAGCTATTACGACGTGTTCATCGCCGTCATAGATTAAGATATCGCCAGGGTTGGCCGAACCGGTATAAGACTCGATCGCATAACCTCGACCATTCATAAACGTTTTTAAACCCGGTACGTCTTTAATACCTTGATTATAAGCATCGGCTAAATCGCTATTATAGTAAGAACCACCAGCTGTCGCTCTATCGACACATCCTACATCACCGTATGGCGAAGACGTACCTTCGATAGAATCCATGCCAGCTTGTACACCGGCATTCGTAGCCGTAGCATTACTAGAAGCACCAGAGCCTTTAGAAGTACCGCCAGATTTTTTATTCATAGCTTGGATTCTCTTTCTGATTTCTTCGTCGCCTCGATCTTCGACCGTAATTTCTGGTTGTTGTTTATCAAAGTAAATAATATCGAGGTCCATCAAATGTTTATTATTATTAAAGTGATGAGTCACGGCTTGAACATATACTAATTCGTTAATAATCTGATCACCAATATTAAAGTTTAACCAGATACCGGAACCAGGTCGTATCTCGATATGTCCTAAACAATCTTTTAAGCGTAAAGTATGTGTTTTACGTGCTAAACCATCAAGCATTGTCTTAGCATACTCGATAGCGTTAGTCTTCTTGTCGTCGGGTTTATATACCTTTTGTAATACGCCCCATTTTTGCGTCTCGTTCTTAGCATAAGCCGCACCAGTACGCCAGAATTTCTTCGTTTCTTCGCCGTTCTCGGTCGCTTTCGCTTCACGTACGACTAAGACTTGTGTAAATGTATCTTCGATTGACGACGTATATTCGTAATCGCCGACTTGACTCGCATCGATAAGAATATCGGTAATCATATCGTTTAATTCTTTAACGACGAGTAACCCTTTATCATCGTAGGCAAGATATACCGGCTTACGTTCTTTCATCGCTTCGTCTTGCTTCTTATATTTGTCAGATTTAGCGAGTTCCGCTATCGCTGCGTCTTCTGTATAACCATGATCAGTCAGATATTTAATGTCATTTTTCTCATAATAGGAACCATTAGGTGCCACTTTGTCAGAGTCGGTATCTTTCTTGACAGGTTTCATCTTCGAGTCCTTAGTAGCGTCCCAGGTCTTAACTTTATACTTCGGAGATTTAGCGAGCTCGGCTAACGCATCCTCTTGTTTATAGCCATGATCGGTAAGATATTTAATATCGTTCTGTTCGTAATACATACCGTTCGGCGCCGTAAAGTTACTATCGGTCGGTTTCTTTAACGGCTTCATAACCGGTATTTTAGGCGAGTATATATTCGTCTGTTTCAACATATCGAGGATAATATCTTGATACGTTTTACCGTCGTAGATGTATTTAATCTTATATACGGTCGGGCTAATATCACCTAATTTAATAGCCAAATCTTCGGCTAAGGCTTTAATTAATTCCGACGCTGTTTTCGTTCCGTTAAATACGTAGTACCCCTCTGACTTTAAGTATCGACATTGATCGTAAGCCGTTACTTCGATAAAGTTGTCTTTAGACCGTTTCTTCTCGAAGATATAACCGACAAATACGAGTTCGTTATTCACCTTAAAGTTAACGAGGTCGCCTTCTTCGATATTCAGCACTTTATCTTTAAAAACTTTAAAGCTTAATTTAGCCGGAGCCAGATCGGGACTACGATCTAACGTAACCCCGTCTTCCGGATCGAGTAAGTACATATCCTTCTGGTTATGCATAACGGTTAATTCATAATTAACACGAAGAGGAGCTTTCGTTATTTTTGCTGAATTAAATTCATCCATACGTCGTTACCCTTTCCTTCGTTATACATACTTAATGCTTGTGTCGCACCGAGATAACACGGTACGGCAATTTTATTTAAAGCGGCGATCTTGAATAGATTATTCGTATCGCCGAATTGTTGTTTCACCACTCTTTGCAGAGTGGACTTATTAAACCCGTTAGGAGATTCGACCTTCTTCGCCGGCATCTTGTCGGTCGCTCTATCGGTCTTAACCGAAGCGCTAGCCGTACCGTCTTTATTCTCCTCGATCACGAGTTTCTTCGTGCCATAGTCTCGCCATTGTTTTAGCTTAATCGTTAAGTAAGAATCGAAGCCGTAATCATGATCTTCTTTAGAGGACAGATCTTCGATCGTTACGCGTTCCGTAATCATACTTAGCATTTCGCCGTTAGGTTTCATACGAACGACGGTAAACTTAACCGGATTACCGGCTGCCTTCATGCCGTGGAATCGATTCATATAGTACTCGGCCTTTTTACCACGTTCTAACATCGACTGATTAAACGGATACTTAGAATTCGGTAAGAGTATCTCGAAAGAATACTCGGTCAAACCGAGAGGTTTCGGTACCGTTACTTCGCCGGTCTGCAATAAGTCGATCGTTTCGTTTTTATTGCTATAACTAATCTCGAGAGATTTAGGAGGTATCGGTATTTGTACGTTATCTAAATAGAAATAATACATTATATTAAAGCCTCCCCGGTATTACGTTGAAATGCATTCGCTAAGCCGTTAGCGAAGCTAGTGCTAAAATCGTTATAATCGACACTAGAATCGATAGTGTTATTATTCGTAACGTTTAAATGAATAGTACGTTGAGACCATGACTTAATAGCGTCATTCATAACGCCTTTGTTTAAAGTATTAATCTCATCGGCTGTTAATTGAAGAGCTTTGGCCGCCTTTGCTGTGTTCTTAGCCGTCTTTTTCGTATTCTTAGCCGTGTCTTTAGCAGCATCGGCTACGGCGTCTCGTTTAGTGCTTTGATCACTATTAGTAGCATCGTCGTTACGTTGTCCAGGATTAAAGATACCAGAGAATTTACCGACTAAATTATCGCCGGCTAATTGCCATGCACCAGCTGTTTCACCAATATCTTTATATTGCATCTTGTAGTCATCGAGAGGACCGGCATCGACTTGCACTTGGAATTTAGACGCTACGACATGACCGACACCGTCTAATAATTTTTTAAGGAACGGTACTTGCTTCATCACGTCGAGCATGGCATTAATACCTTGTACAGCAAATTCGACTAAGTTATTCCATAAACTACCGAATAAATTCTTAATAGCTTTTGCCGGATCTTTAAATACAGTAGCTATAAAGTTAGCGAAGATAATAAAGATATTCCATACAAAAGCAATCTGATTATAAATAGCAGCCCATAACGCACCGAATACACCGGCAATAACACCGACTACGGTATACGTCGTACCGGCCCATTCGTTATACATATCGATAACGAAATATAGAGCGGCAACGATACCCATAATAGCTAATGCTACCCATGTCGCCGGACAAGCTAACATAGCAGCATTTAACCCCCATTGTGCAACGGTAGCAACGACAGTCGAAGCAGCCGCTACTAACCAGTTAGCAGCATATACAAGAGCTATCGTAGCTAATGCAAATAAGGCGGCATGTACGAACCATGCATTTTCTTGTAGCCAGCCAAACACTTGTTGACCAACTGTTAATATTTGCTTAAATGCATACGATATTTCATTAAATACATTCTTAATAATCGGAGCTATATATTGGATATTGTTTTCGATGCTGTCGACGAATTGTCTAAACTCTGGCGAATTAGCTAAGTCATTAACAGCATCAAATAACGGAGCAAATGCATATTCGGCGACCGATTTAATATCGGTAGCCCAGTCGGCGAATGTATGAGGCATCTTACGATACGCATCTTCTATTTCGTCGGCATTTTCGAGCATAGCCTTCTTAATGACTTCGGCCGTAACTTTACCTTCTGACGCTAGTTTCTTTAACTCACCACGAGACACACCCATCGTTTTAGCGATGATGTTTTCGATCATCGGAGCATTTTCGGCAATAGATCGGAATTCGTCGCCTTGTAATTGACCAGATGCTAAACCTTGTGTCAACTGAATCATGGCATTCTTTTTATTTTCGCCAGTCGTACCACCGATTGCCATAACTTTATTGATCTTTTCAGCAAAATCTACGGCTTCTTTAGGGTCTGGGAATGCATCGTGAGCCGATTGTGATAACGTGGCTACTGTTTCAGCCATAGAAGCATATTCAGTACGAGAACGTCTTGCAGATTCATAAATCTCTTTATTTAAGGCTGCTACGTTCCCTTGTTCACCGACGATTAAACCCAGTCGAG